GCTGGGACGAATCGCTGAAGAAGTACCTGACGGATCCGGAGTACCGCGAGAAGGTGCGCAAACAGGAGCAGCTCGAGCGCGAACACCTGCCGTCCTGGATGAAGGGCACCACCGCCTTGCTCACGCCCAAGACGCTGCGCCTGGGGATGGACGAGGTCACGAAGCTGCCGCTCTTCATCGACATCAGCCGCATCATCCCCGGCGGCGACCTGTTCGACGTGAGCCCGAACGCCGGCGGCATTCCGCTGCCGCAGCCGATCACGCCAAACCACCCACTCTTCACGACGGCCGTGGCCATGCTGGGGAACAAGGACCTGTTCTCCGGCAAGGAGCTGGTGGACAAGAACGACACGAAGGGCGAGGCGGCGGCGAAGCGCGCGGACTGGCTGTGGAAGCAGCTCACGCCGGCGATCGCAGCGGGCAACTACCACTGGGAGCGCTGGATGAACGCGCTGGCCCAGGCCACGGGCAAGGAGCTCACCTGGCTGCCGGACGCACTCGGCGGCGATTCCACCGGCATCGGCCGCGACGGCCTGCCGGCGCAGCCTGGCTACACCGCGGCGCAGACCTTCGGCATCAAGGTGCGCCCGATCGACATCGACCGCAGCGAGGAGATGGAGCTCAGCGCGCGCGACAAGATGATCCGCGACATTGACGCCGAGATGAACACCCTGCGCCGGCTGAACCGCAATGGCGTGGTGAGCGACCGAGCCTACGACAAGGCGCTGGAGCTGGCCAACAAGAAGAAGGACCGCCTGCGCGACGGCCTCACCGTCGACGGCGAGAAGAAGGACTAGGGCGAGCCGAGGTGCACTTCACGCGACGGGCAGGTCATCGTCGCGCTCTTGTACTCGGCGTCTCGCCACACGAAGCACTTCTGCCGCTCGACGAAGCCGTCCTCGGAGACCGGCACGTCCAGCACGAGCAGCTGGTTGCGCTCCACCTGGTGCGTGTAGACGCCCGGCCCGCGTTCGATCACCTGCTGCGCTTTCGCTTCGCGCTTGGCCTGCCGCTCCTGCAGCAGCTGCTTGCGCGCAGCAGGGTCGTCCCCGCTGCAGGAGGCGAGGACGAAGGGCAGGGCGAGCAGCCAGCGCATGGGCGCGAGTGTAGGCCCACGGCCCGAACCGTCCATTCCGGGTGCCCCGGACTCGCATTAATGCCGAGCTACTCGTAAGCGGCCGCGATTTTCAGACTCCGTCCCGGCACTGTTGCCTGAACCGCCTCTGTCCGCGCAAGCGGCCATGCCGTGAACGATGTCGAAAGCCACCGGAGCCCAAGGGACCGACCAGCAATCCTCCACCACCGTGTCCGACGAGGACACGATGGATGCCGAACTCGCCGCACTGCGGGAAAAGCGCGCCGCCGGCGCTGCCGACTCCACAGCCGCCGCGGGCGCGACCGAGGTCGCTGCGGCTGTCGAGGAGGGCGCCACCAGCGCCGCCGCCGGCAGCCAGGACCAGACCGCTTCGACCGGCGCTGCAGCTTCGGCTGCCGCCGAGGGCACCGACACGCAGGCCTCCAGCACCACCGGTGGCCAGCAGCCCGCCGCAGGCACCAAGCCTGCCGCCAGCGAGAAGACCACCGAACAGCAACTCGCGGATGCGAGGGCTGAGCTTCACCGCATGACCAGCGAAATCGGCCGGGTCAGCGCGTTGAATCGGAAGACGCAGGAGCAAGCCCAGCGCATCGCCGCCCTCGAGCGGCAGATCGCCGAAGCGACGCAGCCGGCGCAGACCGAGGAAGACGCCGCCTCCCGGCTGCAGAAGCTGGCCGACGAGCTCAAGGAATACCCCGAACTCCAGCGCATCGCTTCGACCGTCGGCGAAGCGCTGAAAGAAGTCGCGTCCAAGGTGCAGACCACCGCGAAGTCAGCCGCCGAGGAGGTTGTACAGCCTCTGAAGCCGCTGGTCGCGCAGCACCAGGACAGCGTGAACCGCGAACAGCAGGCCGCCGAAGACGCCGCCAAGAAGCAGTTCGAGGCCACGTACACGGAGGACGCCGTGAAGACGGCGATCGTCTCCGACGACTTCAAGACCTGGCTGCCGAAGCAGTCGCGCGCCCTGCAGTTCGCCTTCTACAAGGGCGAATCAGCACTGGACGCGCAGGCTGTGATGGACGCCTATGACGCTCACCTGCGCCGCTCGGGCAAGCCCGGCATCGCGCAGACCCAGAACACCCAGCAGCAGCAAGGGACCGCTGGGGAAGGCCAGGACGGGACGACGGCAAGCGCCACCGGCGCGCAGTCCTCCCAGCAACCTCCGAGGAACGATCGCCTGGGGCGCGCCGCCGGTATCGGCTCGCGCTCGGCCGGCTCAGCCGCTCGTGGCTCGATGCCCGCACAGGACGACTTCGAGGGGTCGCTCGCCTTCTTCCGCAGCCAGCGATTGCAGCGCACCGGCGCTGCTGCAGCCTACTGATTCGAGGACACCATGACCGTTTACGGTGACATCACCCCCCGCACCGCCGCCTACGCGGTGGACAAGATGCTGGAGCGTGCCATGCCCCAGCTCAACATGGCCCGCTTCGCGGTGCTGCAGGTCGTGCCCAAGGGCAAGACCAAGGTCGTCAAGTGGCGCCGCTACGGCCGCCTGGCGCCCAGCACCACGCCGCTGACCGAAGGCGTCACGCCCACGCCGGGCAGCATCACGTCGGTGGACGTGACCGCGCAGCTGGACCAGTACGGCCAGTACGTGCAGCTGACCGACGTGATCGCGGACACCCACGAGGACCCGGTGCTCAACGAGATGTCCGAGGCCATGGGCGAGACCGCGGGCCAGACGCAGGAAGTGATCCTGTACAACCAGCTGAAGGCCGGCACCAACGTGCTGTACGCCAACGGCACGGCGCGCAACCAGGTGAACACGCCCATGAGCGCCACGGTGGCGCGCCGCGCCATCCGCGCGCTCAAGGCGCAGGACACCCGGCCGCTGACCAGCATGATCAACGCCACCGACGGCGTGGGCACCGCGCCGATCCCGGCCTGCTTCGTGTGCTTCGTCCACCCCAACGTGGAGATGGACCTGCAGAACAGCACGAACTTCCCGAGCGGCTACACCCGTGTGCAGCAGTACGGCACGTTCAAGCCGCTGTCGGACGCCGAGATCGGCGCGTTCGAGAACATCCGCTTCATGTCGTCCACGCTGTACGCGCCCTTCGCCAACGCGGGCAGCGGCACGCTGAACAGCATGCTGGGCGGCACCAACGTGGACGTGTACCCGTCCATCGTGGTGGGCAAGAACGCCTACGCCAGCGTGAACCTGGGCGCCAACGGCAATGGGCTCACCCCCATCGTCTACAACCCCAAGGTGAGCGACTCCGACAAGCTGGCCCAGCGCGGCCACGTCGGCTTCAAGATGTACTTCGTCGCGGCGATCCTGAACGACGCCTGGATGCAGCGCATCGAGCACGGGGTGACGGCGTAAGCCTGAACCTGGCGGGGGCTCGCGGCGCGCAGTAGCGGGCCCCCTTGTCGGAACACGAACTTCAAGGGGAACTTCCCATGTCTTCTCTCGCAAAGATCACGGACGCCACGCTGTACCGCCTGCTCGGCTTCTGCTGCCTGTCCAAGATCACCCTGGCCATCAACGGCGCGGGCGCGGCCACGGTGGCCAACACCGGCGCGATCAACTACCTGAACGACGGGGTCTTCAAGCAGAAGGCCGCGTTGTCCGCGCAGTCGATCGCCATCACCCACGACCAGAACGGCAACCCCGTGGCGTCGGGCGTGGCGGCCTACGTGCAGCCGGTGAGCACCACGGTCTACTACCTGCTGTCGCTGACGGCCGCCGGTGCCGTGCAGGTCTCTCAGGGCGGCTACGCCGGCCAGAAGATCGACAACTCGCCCGCAGGCCTGGTCTTCACCAGCCAGGGCGGCCTGCCCGAGCTGCCGGCTGGCAGCACGCCCATCGGCCTGATCAAGGTCGTCACCAACAGCTCGACCACGTTCACGCCGGCGACCACCGCGCTGGATGCGGCCGGCCTGACGGTGACGTACTTCGACATCTGCCTGATGCCGAAGGTCGCGCCGTAAGGCTCGGCCAGCAGCGAAGGAGCGGGCTCTCGCGGGCCCGCTCCGCTTTCCCCCACCTCACGAGGAGCCTTTCAGCATGAGCGCAACCGCCACCACCAAGACCGCCGAAAAGGCGCGCGACGGCTTCAACCCTGCGTACAAGTCCAAGGGCTTCACCGGCGACACCTGCTGGATCAAGCTGGGCGCCAAGACGCGGACCACCGACAAGGCCGAGGAGTTCTTCGGCATCTCCGGCACCGGCCCCAAGGGTGCCTTCGACTACCACATCACCATCAAGCGCAACAAGTGGGTGGAGGTGCCGGTCGAGATGGCCGATCACATCGCCAGCCTGACGGTGCGCGAGAAGGAACCGGATCCCGAGGACCCGGACAACCCCGACAAGTTCGTCTGGGTGGAGAACGACCGCTTCCCGATGAACCGGCAAGACAAGAAGCCGGCCGAGGCGAAGAAGGCCGAGCAAGCCGCCGAAATGATGGCCTGACGGCCACCTGACCCGGGGCCACCATGAATCGACTTCAGCTGGCCCAGGCGGTCAAGCGGGAGAGCGGGCTGACCGGCGGCGGCCCCGTGTCCACCCTCACCGCGACGGGCGATGACCTGCGCGTGGTGAACTGGGTGGACTGGGCCTGGCGCGACATCGAGCTGATGCACGAGTCGTGGCTGTGGCGCCGCGCTACCGCCACCGGCCAGACCAACGGCACGACCACGATGGCCGCTGCGGCGTCCGTGCCCGGTTTCGCGCTCACCAGCTTCTCGCGCTGGCTGCAGCCGGCCCGCGACTACCAGCCCAGCGCGTACCGCGTGACCGACGGCATCAGCGCCGAGCGGCCGCTGCGCTTCATGTCGTACAACGACTTCCGCCAGCGCTTCCTGACCGGCACGCACACGCCCGGCGCGCTCACGCGCTGGACCATCGCGCCCAACGGCGACCTGCTGGTGGGGCCGACGCCGGACAGCGCGCACCTGGTGCGCAGCGACTACATCAAGGGCCACACGCCCATGGCCGCGGACGCCGACGCCCCGGGCATGCCGGCTGATCACCACATGACCATCGTGTGGCGCGCGTTGAAGGAGTACGGCGGGTTCGACGCAGCCAGCGAGGTCTGGCAGCGCGCGGACGCGAACCTGAACAGCGGCATGGCCGCGCTCGCGCAGTCGCAGCTGCCGCCGATGCGGTGGGGACGAGGCTGGCGATGAGGCGCAGCGCTGTCGCCCGAGCGGTAGGCATGCAGATGCCGTCCACGCAGTCGCAGTACTTTGCGCTGATGGGTGGCCTGGATGTTGAGTCGGCGCAGCTGTCGCGCCGGCCCGGCCTCCTCATGGCCGGCAGCAACTACGAGAGCGCCACCGAGAACGGCTACGAGCGGCTCGGCGGCTTCGAGGCCTTCGACGGCCGACCGCGCCCCAGCGACGGCACCTTCCTGATCCTGCAGGCCTCGACGGTCTTCACCGGCGTGGTGGTGGGCAACACCGTCACGGGCGTCACTTCGGGCTGCACGGCCAAGGTGATCCAGGTGCGCAAGGCCAACCAGCTGGTGGTCACGCGCGTGAGCGGCACCTTCACGCAGGGCGAGACGCTGAACGTGGCCGGCAGCCCCGTGGGCGTGTACGCCACGCTGGGCGACGACATCGACAGCTTCGGCGACAACGTGCTGCAGGCGCTGGCTGAAGCCGACTACCGCGCCGACATCCAGGCGGTGCCGGGCTCCGGGCCCATCCGCGGCATCGAGGTGCTCGCCGGCGTCACTTACGCCTGGCGGAACAACGCCGGCGCCACGGCGCTGGACATCTACAAGTCGACGGCCGGCGGCTGGGTGAAGATCACGCTCTACAAGGAGCTCGCCTTCACCGCCGGCTCGGTGGCGCCGACCGAAGGCTCGACGGTCACGAAGGGGGTGGTGACGGCCACCGTGAAGCGCGTGGTGCTCGAATCGGGCGCGTGGAGCGGCGGCACCGCGGCAGGCCGGCTGATCGTAGACAACGTCGCCGGCGGGAGCTTCACCGCGGGCGCATTCACCGCTGGCATCACAGCCACCTGCAGCGGCGCCGAGTCGCAGATCACGCTGCTGCCCAACGGCCGCGTGGACAGCGTCGTCTACAACTTCACGGGCTCGACGGCTACCGAGCGCATCTACGGTGCCGACGGTATCAACCGCGGCTTCGAGTTCGACGGTGACGTGCTGGTGCCGATCAAGACCGGCATGGCGGCCGACGCGCCGGTGCACTGCTGGTGCCATCGCAACCACCTCTTCTTCAGCTTCAAGGGCTCAGCGCAGCACAGCGCGATCGGCGCGCCGTACTCGTGGAGTGTGGTGCTGGGCGCGGCGGAGCTCGCGTGCGGGCAGGACATCGTCGGCTTCGACAGCCTGCCGGGTGACGCCGACACGAGCGCGCTGCTGATCTTCACCGCCAATCGGGTGCTGGTGCTGTACGGCAGCAGCTCCTCGGACTGGAAGCTGACCACCTTCTCCGCCAGGCTGGGCGCGCAGCGCTGGAGCGTGCAGAACATCGGCAACCCGGTGGCCATGGACTTCCAGGGCGTCGTCGCCGTCACGCAGAGCACGCAGTTCGGCAACTTCTCGCGCGCCCCGGTGAGCGACAGGATCCGGCGCTACCTGTCTGGCCGCATCGTCACCGCCTCCGTGGTCAACCGCGCGAAGAACCGCATGCGCGTCTTCTTCGCCGACGGCGAGGGCCTGAGCATCTCGGCGGTGGGCAAGGGCCTGGCGTTCACGCCGATCAACTACGGCAAGACGGTGCGCGTGGCGCGCGAGGCACTGATCAACGGCGTGCACCGCACGTTTTTCGGCTCGGACGATGGCTTCGTCTACGAGGCCGACCGCGGGCGCAGCTTCAACGGGACCAAGATCATCGCCTGGGGCAAGCAGGCCTTCAACTTCGAGAAGAGCCCGGGCGTGAAGAAGCGCTTCCGCCGCAGCGAGATCGAGGTGAAGCCGCAGTCGGCCATGACGCTGCAGGTGCAGGCCGAATACTCGCTCGGGGACGTGGACATCGCGCTCACCGACGTCTACACGAAGCTGCTGCGCGGCCAGGGCGGCGTCTACGACGTCACCAACTGGGACCAGTGCTACTACGACACGGCGGCCCAGCAGCAGGTCAGTGTCCGCCACGACGGCGTGGGCACTTCGATCAGCCTCACCTTCTACAGCGAGTCGGACAACGAGCTGCCGCACGTGCTGCAGTCGGTGACGAACTACTTCACGCCGCGCCGGCAGGAGCGAGGATGAGCAACGACTACTACAACCGCACCTTCGACGTGCTGCCCGGCAACCGCGTGGGCAGCCAGCGAATCGAGGACGAGCTCCTCACGATCGCGCAGGGCTTCGACAAGCTGCCGGACAAGGCAAGCCAGTGGGGCGCGAAGGCGAATTTCTACGCCGACACGGGCGGCGCCGCGAACGCCTTCGCCTTCACGCCGAACTCGAACCTCACGGCGCTTGCCGACGGCCAGACCTTCCGCTTGCGCGCCGCGCACAACACCACGGGCGCCTCGACGCTGACTGTCACCGGGCTGGCCGCGGCGCTGGCCATCGTGCGGCCGGACGGCACCGCGACGCAAGCCAACGACATTCTGGCCGGCCAGGTGTT